TGAAAAATCTTAAAATTCATCTGAACGTCGTACATGGAATTGTGAAGCATATTCTCATCGAAGTCAATCTTATATTCTTTCAATTGAGTTTTAATACTTGTCTTTAAACCTTTCTCACGAAAGTCATTTAATCTATATTGCCAAAAAGTAAAATCAGAATCTCTTTGAGGTTTTAAATTCTTTTTAATAGCTTTGGCTAGACAATTTGTATCTATTATTCTCTTTACATAAGAGAAGTCGCTCTTCTTGCCCATTAATTTTCTGTATGTATTATGAATATATACATCAAATCCAAGAAGATTCTGTCCAATAATCAGATACTGATCGTCATAAATATAGTCTTCAAAAGCCGCCAAGACTTCTTTTGGATCGGCGGCTAATGAATGATATTTACGCTCATCAAAATGAGTAACTAGCTTTGCGCCTTCAGAAAGCTTCAAATCAGGCCAATAGATATGATTGTCTACTTCTTTAATTATGTTACTTCCTTTTGCAATTAAATAACTTAATTGCCAAGGCTTATTGCTATCATCAAGTAGATTTAGATGACAGGTTTCGAAATCGAAACAAATATACTTTTGTTCTTTATTAAATCGTAGCATTTTCTTCCTTCCAAGCTTCGAAGCTGAATTTGTCGCTGCAAAAATGAGGTAGTTCTGGTTTCTCCAAAGAACGATCTTTGCCGAAAGATCGATTACAGATTATCTTATAAGCCATAAAAGCTTTGACATCTGATTTCTTATTGTAATAAATACTTCGAACTTTCGCCATTGGCAGATCGTTGTTGGTAGAGAATTCTCTGACCTTCTCCTGAAGTATATAATCTAAAGCTAGATCATTCTGCTCATAGAACAATGTAGCTTTTGTAAAAGACAAATCTGGCACCGCGTTTCCAAAAGAAAGATTGTTTATATAAATAAACGAATCGTAAAAAGGAATAGCGAGCTTGAGAGAGTTTTCATTCCACAACTCTTTCAACTCGCTATAACTTAGAAATCCAGAATTAGCGCAAAAAGCTTTTGAATATATTTTATTCAGAAGTTTGCATCCGATATCATCTTTAGCAAAAATGATTACTTTATGTTGACTACCTTCATCTTCTGGAAGGGCAGAGTTTCTCATTGAAAGTCTAAGACCAAATATTAATTGAATACCCATTTCTTTGCTGCGCTTGTACGCTTCAAAGAATCCAATCAATGAGTCTTCGACTAAAATGATTTGTTTTAGACCGTTATCTTTAGCGATTTTAAATACGCTATCTGATCCTCCTTCAGTAACTTTCTTGGGATCATCTAAAGTTAGTATAGATTTTCCTATACTAAAGTGTGACTTGAACAATGGCAGCATTCTCCATAAACCTTAGCAAGAACTTAGAACTTGTCAAGGTCGAAATCGTCTGTGGCTTCAACTGGTTTTGGTTTAAAACAGGGGCATCCATCGTATTTATTTTTTACTATCTTCTCTCCTTCTGCTAATTTGATTTTCTGCAACTCTTTTTTAGTAAACGCGGACTTCTTAATCTTTTCATCTTTGTCTACAATTGCATAATAATCAAATCCAAATTTATAAGTACAATACCACATTGGAGTGCCGTCTTTTTTGATTTGATTAGGTTGTTTAGCAAATCCACAAAGAAGTTTACCAGCAAAACTTCCATCTTTAGGCATACCTTGATTTGCTGCCATATTAGATATAGCCGTTTTTTCTGTAAAAGAATCGGCGTATTTTTGATATCCAGTCAGTTCATGCTCAAAGCCAAGAAGCTCGTACTTGTCTTTGGCTTCCATAGGCATAACTCCATCAGCATTTAAATCCTGTTTCAAGAACAAGAATTCCATTTTGATATCTTTGAGGTGAGGATAAAGCTTTCTAATAGCAAGAGTGTACATATAATCTTGTAGATTATCGGTAACTTCTTTGCCCTCGTATTTCTTTTTATTAGTCTTGAAGTCTCTAATTAATACAATTCCATGATCGCCATAAATAAAAAGCTTATCGATGAAACCTTTTATTTTATAGCTGATATCTTCTTCTTGAACTGTAATCTCGAAATCTTTTTCTGAAATGACTTCTGTTGGAGTCCCGTACTTATTACCGAAAAAATCGTACATCAATCCGTTCAAGGCCATTGAGCAAATATTTTCTAAGTCTGATTCGGTATTAAGATCTTTTCTCTTAATATGTTTATGAACCATTCTTTTAATAGCTTTAGATGCAAAGATATTTTTCTTTTTTATGATTAAATCATAATGTTTCTTATGTCGAGGAAGACCAAGACATTCAAGAATGATATGTACAGTATCACCAATCAAAGCTCCAGAATTAGTTTTATCTGGTAACTTCAATACATATTTGCACCAATACTGCCAAGAGCAGGATTTTAGTGTCTTTATTTTGCTGGCTGATAAAGTTTCCTTCAAAGCTTTAGACTTTCTAAATAATTTTTAAGGATAGAAATAGTTTTCTTATCCTTATCGTTATTATATACATAATCAAGAATGTATTCTACTTGAGTTATTCTATCTCGCTTCTTATTCTCCCATCTTTCCATCGAAATGCCTTTCTCCAGCATTTCGCCAAAGTCTTTGCAGATAGGAAGTTTAATCTTAACCTTATCGATATCGATATATTTAATAAGCTTAAGGAATATCTTTATGGCTGCTTGAAGTCCGCGATTGTCGGTTTTATCAGAGTCATTGTTTGTAGAAACGACAACTTCGTCTACAGATAAAGACATTAAATAAGACAACTGTTTAGAACTAATCTCCAAACCAAATACTACAAGATGATTATAATATCCTTGTTGAGACAATGCGAGACTGTCTCCAATGCCTTCTACAAGAATGATTGAGCGTTTTTCTTCAATAGTCTTTTTAAATATATTATCATCTTCAGATTGTAGATTGATTGGATATATCCAGTTGCCTTTTCTACCAATGTGTTTCCACTTTGGGGCAGCAACATTTGGTTTCCAAAGCAAATGTCTGCCGCTAATTCCAATTACTTTTTTATTTTCATCAAATATTGGAAACACGAAACGACCATTCATTTTTCCAGACATTGAAAAACCAGATCGATAAATCTCCAGAATTTCAGAACTAATGCCTTTCTTATTATAAAAATCATAATGAGGAAGCAAGGTCTTTACTTCATCGTGGTCGAAAAATTGATCTGATTCCATTTTAGGTGTTCTGATTGATTCTATACAAGGATCATTATTATTCTTAATTGAATGCAAGATTTCTTCTATCTGAGAATCATCTTTGCAAGAAAGCTCAAGAAGTCTTTTAAAGGGTTGATAAGAAGTGTTTGCTACGAAATCTTTCCAGATTCCAGTGTCTTTCCAAATTTGTAGAGCGGTTCTATTATCTCCATCACGATAAACAGCGTTACATTGCCAATACTTGCCACGATCTGAGAGTTGATATCCAAGATCGATTAAAGTTTTTTCAATGAGTTCTGCTTGATTATTAATCGAGGTTAGGTACGTCGTCATCGTTATCTTTAGCTACAGTTGCGGTTGCGCTTAGAGAATCGACGATATCTCTATAATCACCTTTTTCAGTGACACAGAAATTAGCAATTTCTAGATTAATAAAATTCTTTTTAAGGCTTCCATCGGGAAGTTTTACTGGATTAATAGCTCCAGCAATATCTTTACCCAAATGACGGGCTTTGATATTAATCAGTTTATGAGTGCCGTAACCAGCTTCATTCTGTAATTCATCAAATGTTTTCTGACGAAGAATAAACATATGAGATGAAAACTGAGTGATTCGATCTGACAAGGAGACAATGCTTTCATCATCAGTTACGTTAGCCGCGCTCTTATTTGTTACAATACCTGCGCGATTAGACTGAACTGAAGTCATCATTGAAATACATGGACCTTTGTCGCTCTTAATATCTCTTTGAATACAACGCTTATATTTATCGACCATTTCACCAACAAGCTGCCATTCATTTTTGTTACCGCTGTTTTCGCTTGTTGTTTTAATATAATCGAAGCTGAAAATAAGAGGATTGCCTCGACCAATTTTTGAATAATAAAAACGCTTCAACACACTTATTTGAGCATCAACGCTCATTCCACCAACATTATAATAATAAAGATGCTTGTATCTTTCTTTCAGAGATCGCCAAACCAATCTCACGTTATCAACAACTTCTGGACCAGCTTTACGCCAGTTACCGCTTTCAAGAAGATACATTGGAACTTTAGATAAAGCAGCGCACTGTCTAAAGATTAGTTCTTCTTTACTCATTTCTCCATTATCGAAATGAAGAACTGGAACTTTATATTGTTCAGATACTTTAGTTGTAAAATCTAAACACAGTTGAGTTTTGCCTACGCCAGAGCGAGCAACAATGACTGTAATATTTCCCGGTCTCAAAAGGGAACCATACATATCCTGAGTCTTCGGATAAGGACCGACAAATCCAAATTCAGTAACTGGATTATTTCCGCGCTCTTCAATAAGAGCTTCCATTTCATCGAAAATATTTTCAGGCTGATCTGCTCCAGTTTCGTACAAATTAATTTGATCATTATAAAGTTTATCAGCAGTTTCAATAATGACATTGTAATCAGAAGATGGAGATATAGACTTCATCTTCTTGTTGATTTCTGCGCCACACATCGCGATTTCTCGACGAATGGTGTATTTCTTTAATTCTTTAGCAACGCTAATTATAGATTCTGGAGAAAGCTTTTTGAGAGACAATGATTCAATATAATCCGACGGATTGATATTGTCCTCAAAAGTTACTCCAAAATTCTTTACTCTTTGAGAGATAACTACATCGTCAATTTTTTCACCATTATCTATGGCTTGGCGAAGTACGCAAAAAATAGTTCTATTTATCTTGGAGCTTTCGCTCCAGAAATCTTTCTCAGTTATGAAAGACGCGACATCAGCGTATCTTTCTGGATATTTAATCAGTCCAGCAAGCAACTGAGTCTCTAAATCATACGAATAAATCATTCCAACCGCACGTTATCATGTCTCGTCGCTCATGTCAATGGAATTTTGCTCGTTGTTAACTTCATTTAAATATTTTTCCAAAGCTTTGACGAGTCCCATTTCTACGATTGGGTTGGCAACTTTCGTATAAATCATTGGACATCCATCTTGAGAGACGTAAGCGACTATAAATCCTTTAGAGGATTCATCGGAACCAGTAAACTCGTACAGTTTATTAAAATAGTTTTCAGGAATTTTAAATTGTTTGAAACTCTCTGATTGTGAATCCTTCTTCATGTTATAATATTACACCTTGACTCTCGAAAAGGTCTTTATTTATTGTATCGTTTTCGAATATAGTTACAAGTGTAATTTCGTTAAGTTCACAAAAACGTTCTTTTTTCTTATCTCTATTAAGCTGATGGAGAAAGTTCATTCTGTTTTCATGGAAGAATTTAACGAAACCAGTGTGTTGCCTACCTTGGACTTCTATAGCTATTTTTTTGTTAGCATTATAAAAATCCAAGGTAAGACGAGTGCCAACAATAGGAAACTCTTCAAACACAATATTATGCTGCCAATAGTTTCGTAGAAATTTCTTAACTTCAGCTTGAAATTTACTGCGACTATGCGCTCCCCAATCAATTAAATAATTGCGAGCATTCTTGCAGCGTCTTTTTTTATTACTCAGAGATAGAAATTCCATCGCCAAAATTTAATAGATTTTCACTGATGTACTTGAAAAAGAAATTCTTGAGCTTTTCATTGTCGTTTACAATTTGTTCGAACTTAGCGGCTCCTTGAATCTGAGCAGGAAAGTCTGTGAAACCAGCTTCTTTCAAAGTGTTTAGAAACTCTTCATCAAAGCTAATCCAAGCTCCTTTCTTAATTGCAATTTCCCACATCGTTAGAAAATCAAAGATCTCTTTCTCTACCCAATTGGAAGTACCGTTCTTTCTTCCATATTTAATAGGATATCGAATTGTGCAATTGGTTCTCTCGTTAGGAGATTTCTTGACCACAATCTTAACAAAATGTCCAAGATAAGGGTTCTTTTG